AAAGCCCAGGGCGCTGACCGCCCTGTAAGGGAAAGGAGGAGAGAATGAAGCGATGGTTCGAGATAAAGGCGAGGGCCGACAAGGGCGCCGAGGTCTGGATTTACGACGAGATAGGAGGGTTCGGGGTCTCGGCAAAGGAGTTCATAAAGGAGCTGAATGCGCTGGAGGCCGAGCGCATAGACCTCCGCATAAATAGCCCCGGAGGAGTCGTCTTCGAGGGCGCGGCGATTTACAACGCTCTGAAGAGGCATCCGGCAGCCATAACGACCTACGTGGACGGCCTCGCGGCCTCGATCGCGAGCGTGGTGGCCCTTGCGGGTGAAAAGGTGGTCATGGCCGAGAACGCGCTCTTCATGATCCACAACCCCTGGGCCTTGTGCGTGGGCGACGCGGGCGAGATGAGGAAGACGGCCGAGATTCTCGACAAGGTGCGCTCTATCATCATGAACGCCTACATGGAGAAAAGCGGGATGAGCGAGGAGGAACTCACGGCCGCCATGGACGCTGAGACATGGTATTCGGCAAGGGAGGCGATGGAGGTAGGCTTCGCGGATGAAGTCGAGGGCCGGGCCGACATGGCCGCGTGCTTGAAGTGGGACTTGAAGGCACTGGGTTACAGGCGCGCGCCGGAGTTTCAGGCCGCGATTAACGACAACACCGAGCCCCCGAAGGGCGAGGCAAAAAAGGAGGAATTTGCGATGAACGAACCGGTGGAAAAGACCCCTTCAATGGGTACGGAGGTAAAGGTAATGGCTAACGTCAACAGCGACGCCGCGAAGATAGTCGAACTCGCGGTGGCGCACGGCTTCGCGGACAGGGCCACGGGCTGGCTTAGCGAGGGCAAGAGCGTCGAGCAGGTGGCAAAGGAGATACTCGACATGAAAAGGAGTGCTCCTTTAGCCTCTCCGGCACCGGACGTGCCGAGGCTCACGGAAAAGGAGCAGAAAAACTACTCCCTCGCCCGGGCCATCCACAGGGCCGCGCTCGCGAGGGAAGGGAGCGGCAGGTTCGACGGGTTCGAGGCCGAGGTCTCGGCCGAGATAGAGAGGAGGCTCCCGGCGACCTATAAGCCCCAGGGCGGGTTCTTCGTTCCGCTTACCATTAAGTCTGCCCTCGACACCCAGACCGCTACAAAGGGCGCGGAGGCGGTCTTCAAGGAGCAAGGGGAGCTCATAGAGCTTCTCAGGAACACGGCCGTCATATCGAGGCTCGGGGCGACGATACTTACGGGTCTATCGAGCCCCATAGACTTCCCCAAGCACACCGGGGCCATGACCATCCACTGGGTGGGCGAGAACCCGGCAACGGACGTGGCCGAGAGCGACATATCCTTAGGCATGGTGACGCTATCTCCCAAGACCTGCCAGGGCACGACGTCCTACTCGAGACAGCTCCTTGCCCAGGAGTCCATAGGCATAGAGAACCTCGTGAGGAACGATTTTATAATCGGCCACGCCCTTGGCTGGGACAGGGCCGCGCTTCACGGAAGCGGCGCCTCGAACGAACCGACCGGCCTCTATAACGTCCCGGGCGTGAACGCCCTGGCCATGGGAGGCGCGCCGACCTTCGGCAAGCTCGTCGACATGGGCACCGAGGTCGCAGTCGACAACGCGCTCTTCGGCAACCTCGGTTGGGTCACTACCCCTGGCATGGCCGGGAAGCTCATGCAGACGCTCGTGGCCCCGGCTGCGGGCTCGGCCATGATATGGCAGGGCTCGCACCTCGCGGGCACCATGGCCGGGTTCGGCGCCATAGCCTCGAACCAGGTGAGGGCCGACCTCGGCGTCGGGTTGGATGAGCACGGCATGATCTTCGGCAACTGGAGCGACCTCGTAATCGGCATGTGGGGCGTGGTTGAACTCATAGTCGACCCCTACGCCAGGAAGAAGCGCGGGATGATAGAGGTGACGTCCTTCCAGATGGTCGGGATGTGCGTCCGCCACCCGGAGAGCTTCTGCAAGGCCACGGGCGCGAAGATAGCGTAAGAGGAGGATAAACATGGCTACCTTAAAGTTGAGGATAGTTCGGGGCTTCTGCGTCGCGGCTGGCCGGGACGTCTTTCCCGGCGAAGTGGTGGAGATTGCAGAGGCCGAGGCGAGACTCAGGATTGCGCAGGGCAAGGCGACCCCAGTGGAGAAAGCGGCCACGGTTGAGGATGAGCCGGAGGAGGCCTCCGGAGCTGATACGGAGACCGCAGGCCCGGCAATCAAGACAACGAAAGGCAAAGGCCGCTGATGCTCGACGACGGAAGCGACATCATGGCCATGCTGGACGAACTCGGGGTAAGTGTGAGTCTGGGCGCGAATGAGACAAAGGGGCTAATCGACTACGCGGACGAGCTCGTCCTTGAGACGGACGTTACGGCCTCGGTGGGCAAAATGATGGCGGTGACAATCAAGACCGGAAGCCTGCCCGGGCTGGCCGTGGGAATGGCCCTCACGGTGGACGGAGTAAACTACAAGGCCCGCGAGGTCTTGCGGACAGGCGACGGCGCGCTCACGCGTATCATGCTCGGAGGTCTCTGATGGCTACGTTACGGGAACGGATAATCGACGCTGTGGTAACCGCGCTGAACGCCGGAAGGCCCGCGGACGTGCCGGAAGCTACGCGCCTCAAGACCACACCCTACGAGCCCTCACAGCTCCCTGCTATGACGGTCTATCCCGTAAGGGAAGATGTAGAGGACGTGGGCGGGAGGTTCGGGCCCCTCGTGAAAAGGGCGCTGACCCTGAGGGTGGAGTGCAGGGCGATCGGCGACCCGGTTGACCGAAACCTCGACCCGCTCCTCGCATGGGCGACCAAAGCGCTTTCAGGCAACGACCTGGGCGGGCTGGTGATAGACATAGCCGAGACAGGGACAGAGTGGGCGGTAGAGCCTGCCGAAGCCGTCCACGGCATAGCGGTCGTGGACTTCACGGCTCTTTATGCGACCAAAACAAACGACCAGGAGGCTGAGATATGAGCGTAAAGGTAAGGCTTTTAAAGCAGCACACGCACGAAGGCAGGGATTACAAGGCCGGGGACGTGTTGACGGTGGATTCAGACAGAGCCGCGTGGCTTAAGGGACAGGGCGTTGCCGAGACCATCGGCGAGGAAAAGACGACACTCAAAAACGACAAACTCAAAGACTAAAAAAAGGAGGTAAAGACCATGTCACTTGCACCGGACAGCAAAAATCTTCTTTTAGGCCGCGGGGCCATATACTTCGACCGCTTCGCGTCCGGTACCACGAATAAGACCGGGGAGTTGCACTTGGGCAACTGCACGGCTCTGGAGATAAGCACCACGGACGAGCTCAAGGAGAAGTATTCCTCGATGGACGCTACCTCCGGGCTTTTAAAGTCCGTAAACACCAAACGCACCGTGGAGGTGAAGGTCACGGGCGACGAGTTCAGCCTTGAAAACCTCGCCCTCGCCCTCATGGGAGACGCAGGTACCCTCACGCAGACGAGCGGGACGGTCACTGCCGAAACCATTACGACAAGCTCCAAGCAGGGCAGGTGGTATCCCGCGGCCAAGCGGAGCATATCGGGCGTGGTCGTGAAGGTCGGGGCCGCCACAAAGACGGCTGGGACAGACTACGAGGTGGACGGGACGACCGGAAGGATAAAGATACTCTCCGGCGGCACAATAACCGACGGCTCGACCGTTACCGTGGACTACGGCTACGCGGTCGTAACGCTAAACACCATCGCCGGAGGCAAGGCGAGCACGGTCGAGGGGTATCTCCGCTTCATAGGCGACCCCACGGCCGGGCCCAAGTACGAGGTGGAGGTGTGGCGCGTGAGCGTCTCGCCGGAGGGAGCGGTGCCGTTCATACAGGACGACTTCGGGAGTTGGTCTCTCACGCTCAAGGCCCTTGGAGACAACTCGAATCACCCCAACGAGCCCTACTACAGGGTCATAGAGAGGGCGTAGCATGGAAAAGATAGAACTCGGGGGGCGCGTCTACGTGCCCGTCAAAAACTCCACCATCGAGCACGACTTCTGGCTCATGGGCCAGATAAGGGCAGCAGGGCTCGACGAAGTGCATGTTCGGCCTGATGAGAGGCCCGAGGACTTCGCTTTAAGGCTCCTGAGGGACGTCATAAACAGCGGCCGGATATTCCTACTCCTTGGCGGGCTCCTTATTCCGGCAAGCGCTACGAGCGAGGACTGGACGCCAGAGCTTGCCGTAGAGACGGCTGGAGCGTTAAAAAAGCTCACCGCGCCCGAAGACAAGGAAAAACTGAAGGAGCAGGTGATCTCGCTTTTAATCGGTTTTTTCGAGACAGGGCTTGCCTGCTTGACGACTTCCCGGAACTTTTCTCAGGAACCGGGCAGGCCCGTTTCAGGGAGCGCGGGACGAGGGACTACGGAGACTGGGGCTATCTCATAAGGGTTCTGGCCGACTGGGACCCTGACAAAACGAAAGAGGTCGCAAGGTGGCCGCTCCGCGAGGCCCTTCTTTCGTATCTTGCGAGGCTCAGGAAAGATGCGATGGAGAACCACCGCACCGAGATACTCGTCTGGGCCGTGCTCGCGCCTTACAACAAGAGGAAGACCGAGCCTCCGAGGACGCCCGACATACTGAGAGGAAATTGAGATGGCTACACCTGACGTAAGGGTAAGACTTTCCGCAGAGGGCGTTCAGGAAGTGGTTAGTGCCTTGAAGCGCGTCCAGGACGAGGCCACGAAGGCTGGACGTGGCGCGGCCGGGGGCTTCGGCCTTTTCAACAGCGCCCTCATGGACTTGAAATCGCTTCTCCCCAAACTCGGACTTGCGGCGGCCGTCGCAGGCATGGGCGTGCTCCTTAAAAACGCCCTCAATACCGCAGACGGCATGGGGAAGCTCGCGCAGAAGACCGGGGCCACGACCGAGACGCTTTCTGTCTTAAGCCTCG